TTATTAAGTGAATTTCATTAGGCGGTAATGTCATTGATACTGATTGACCTAATGCCGTTGCTGAATCTGCAACTCCTACAGTGTGTGCTGTTGTTGTACTAGAATTTACTGCTCTTACGTTAGTAGCAAGTGATACATTTACTCCAGTACCAGCAGAGTCACCGCTTGTAATTTCGCTTGTTAGTGGTTTGTATATGTTTGCCATTTACATCTCCGCCTGTTTTATAAAAGCTCTAGCCATTTTTTCTGCCTGAGCTTGGGTTAAATACTTATCTAACATATCTCCGTCGATATGTGCATGAAATTTGCCGTCGCTACCTTTTTGTATTTCAACCGTATGAGTACCAACCTTTAGCTTTTTCACAAGTTTACCGTGAACAGCTGATTTATTTCTGGTTACTCCCCTTCTAACTTCGGCAAATGTCTTCATATTAGATATATTTATAATATTTTCGTTTTCAACTCGTTAATTATTTCTTTTATATTTCCATAGTGATGGAAATTAGACATTTTTAACGATTTAAAATCATAAAAACTTTGTGTTTCTTTTCTACCTAAGATAATACAGTTATTACCATATTTCTCAAATTTAGATAATATTTTGTAGACTTTCTCGTAATCAACTATATCATTTTCTTCTGAAGTTGAATGATAAAAAAATCTAAAAAATATTAACCAATCAAATTTCTCTTCACACTTATGAATGGTAAAATTATCTTTGTTTACATCATTCATTGTATAATCTATATTAACACCAAAATAGGTGCGCATAAGTCTGAATGCCCTTACACCATCTGTTGGTTTAGGATCATCAAAATATTCTACCGTTTTGATTGGATTATCGAAGTATTTACAAACGTATTCTAAGTATCCTCCTCCAGTTCCTACATTGAGTATACTTTCAGAGTGTATATTGAGTGCTTTAAGTGTATCGTATGTTATTAATGCTTGATTTAAATGTATTCTATGTGTATTTGTAACTAAGTATTGTATTTGTGAGTTCCAAGGTCTAAATCTAAGTAAACCCTGATTACTAATAATGTATAAAAGATATTTTTCAGAGAGGCTTTCTAAATTACTGAGGATCTTCTTTGGAAGTCTCTTCAGGTTCTTCGCCATCTCCTGTTTCGTCATCTCCGTCGGCTGATTCGTTATCATCTTCATATTCCTCATCATCTAATTCAACTTCATCAGCAGCTTCAATTTCTGCTTCAACCTCATCTGCAGCTTGTGCTGCTTCGAGATCATCATTTGTAACTTCACCAGCAATTAATTCTTCGTCTGGTTCAACACCTACTTGAGGTTCAAAGATTTGACCAGCTATTTTAGTTCTAGCTTGATCTAAAGTATCTTGTAATTTAGAATTGATTAAACCTTCAAAATCATCACCTGCTTTTGAAAATTCTTTACTTGCAATATTATCAATCATTTTAGCTATCGCTTCATTACTCATTATAATTCTCCATCATCTGGTTGTTGCGTTTGTTGTATTTGCCTTTGCATGTTTTCTATTTCATCATCATTTAGCATGAGAACATGTTTATATACCCATTCTTTAGAGAAGTACTCACCTACATATTGTTGAACCTGATCCATGGTCTGAAGTCTTTCTCTCATCAGATCCTGATTTTTCAATTCAACAAAGTGGTTATCTCTCTGATAGTCAACAATGATGTCATTATACCAAGAATCCCAATCTTCTTCGGTAATAATTCCTTTTAGCATAAGCTGTTTCTTTAGAATCTCTAAGAATAACATAGAGAATCTTTTACGTAGACGATCAATGAATTTTTGGAATTTGATTTCGTCTCGTGTAATTTCTGTTGTTCTACCAAGTGAGAACTGAGCTTCTTGCTCTAATCTTTGTAGTGGAACATTCAGAGATCTATATAACTTCTTCTGGAAGTATATAATATCTTCAATGTTTCCAAGATTCTCACCACCAGGTAGTGTAGAAACTTCTGTGCCTCTACCACCTTCTCTTCGTGGCATCCAGAAGTCTTCAAGCATTGACATATGTTTTCTGTCATCTTTCAGTTCACCAGTAGCAGCATCGTATACAAGTTTGTTACGATATCTTGCCATAATATCTTTCATGTATTGTTCTGCTTTACCGCGTGGTAAGTTACCTACATCTACATAAAAGATTCTACGTTCTGGTGCTCTTGCTAATCTGTAAATAACAAGAGAATCTTCCATCATTCTTAACTGATTGATTGGTTTCAATGCTTTATGAAGGAATGAAATGACTCTCTTCTTATTTTCATCCATTAGACCTGAAGTTACATAACTTACAGAGTCTAACGATAATCTAATACCACTATTTTGTTGTCCTGGTTTTTCTTGGAAAATATAAAACTCGTTAACTTTCTTAACAACAGTTGCACCTGTTTTTTCGTCTTTGTCTTTTTTAACTTGTTTTACTTTACGTATTTTAGATGAATCAATGACGCGAATATCTTGAATACCTTTCTTAGGATTTGCTTCATCTACAACTAAGTGATGGAATATTCTACCATCTACATACCAGTTTCTAAATATATCGTGACCATTATCATTAAATCGTAACATATTTAGAATCTGATCAAATTCTTCTCGCATTCTTAATTTAATGCTTTCTGATGTATTAACACCGTCTAATACTAATTCAACTATTGATTTATTATCTCCAGTTGTAATAGCTTCGTTAACAATATCTTCAATCGCAGCATCTACTTCAGGATGCATAGATACACCACGATATTTCTTAATCAATTGTATATTATCTTTTGCATCTCCTTCTTTATCGAAGTCAATATATTGGCCATAATGTGCACCTGCAGCGGTGACATATCCTGACCCATCCTGATCTTGAGGAGGAACAATTGATTTTAAATTGTCCTTATCTGTACTTACTTTGGCTCCAGCTCTTCTGAGCTCAAAACCAAACATTTTTATTAAAGCATCTTCGTTTGCCATTTATTTTCCTGTGTTAAGGGAGCTCCGTTTCCAGAGCTCCCGTTACTACTTATAACAAAAATAAGTTACCTAAAATATTCAAACAGATTAGGTAGTTGTTGCTGACTCCCAATATTGGTACTGCCAGGTACAATCGAATACTTCAATAGTATCGTTGTTTTCATAAGCCAAATCAATTTGACTTATTTGCTCTGGGAAAGCACCACGGAAGTTGTAAGTTTTTAGAACGGATTCGTCTCGATCTAATTGTTCTACAATTAAGTCAGCTTGGTAATCTGTTGGTGATGTAAGACCAACATTTGTACTGTGAGCATTAATCGCATTCGACCATCTTTCTAAAGCGTTACGGACATTGAAGTCAGTATCGTTATAGACTTGAGTTACCCAAGGTTGGAAAGTACGTACACCCGCAACTTTAAGTTCCCTTCCTCTAAATGGTACAGGAATTGTACTCATTAAAGATTCAGGTAAAGTTGCAGCTCGTACTAAAAACGAGGTTAGCTCAACATCACCTTCAGCAAAAGCTGGGTAATTGATAGTTACTTTGAACAGATTAGGACGAGCACCACCACCTTTGATCTTCGATTTAAAATCGTCTACGCCTAAAATAGCCATGTTATTCTCCTATTAAACTGTTCCTGCTACTTCTTCAAAATCAACACCTGATCTGACAGCTACAAAGTTTAGAGTTATGTAGTTGACTGAACGTGCTGGCTTAATGAATATTGAAGCAACAAATTCGTTACGATCTACAACAGCAGCTGTGTTGTTTGTTGCATCACATACGACTCGGAAGTCTGTGATACCTCTCCTTCCTTTGATTTCTCTTAGGAATGGCTCAACAACGTTTACGAACTCAGCTCGAGTAAACTCATCGTTAAACTCGAACATTACGTTCTTAGCAGCTTGCGTGATTGCCCTTTCAACTGCAAGGAATAATCTTCTTACATTGATTCTATCGAATGCAGAAGGTCTTGCAAGTTTAGTCTTATCACCGAATAGCAATACACCTTGTCCAGGAATATTTGCTATAGGGTTAACACCTGCTTTGTACAAAGTGTCCCTTTGTGATTTATTTGGACTATATGCTAGAGCAGTTACACCGAGTAGATTACCTCTTCTTTGACCTGCAGGTGAGAACCATGGAGCAGCATTTAAGTCTGAAGCAGCCATGAGACCAGCAACAGATGATGCAGCAGGTACAAAGATATACTTATCGTTATACTTATCGTATACTTTGATATATTGGTTATCTACAATGAGATATGATGAATTTGTAAATGTGTCAGCTGTTGCTACAGCGTTAGTTACTGCAGTGGCTGCAGCTACATTTACGACATCATTTCTTGCTGGTGAACTTACTACAACACAGTCTTTACGTGTTGTTCCAGCTATAGTTACAAGATCATTTACAACTGTTGTTTGATCAGCTCTAGCAGTCATGCCAGGAGCAATCAAGAAGTCAACAGTAATATTTTCAACATCTTCAAATTGGTCAAAACCAGTAGCAACTTCAGAAGTTGTAAGTGTGCCTGAAGCAGCTCCACCTGCTAATGAGGTAGATTTGGTAGCAGCTGTCTTAATTTGAGCAGCTGTTCTGCTTTGTGCAACTTGGAAGTCAACACCAGAAGATGCATTTGAGCCAGCATTTCCAGTGGTTAAATCACTGTCAAAACCAGCAAGATAGATGTATTCTGATCTGTTATTAATTACGTCTTTTACGTAGTTAGAAGTTCCATCGTCAGCTTTTGCATTTAATGCTAATGAAACATATGGGAAAGTTTCAAGTACTGTTCCAGCAGTACCAGAAATATCACCATCTTCATCGACAATAGCAACGTGAATTTCGTCATTGGTTGCTGATAGTCCTGAAGCAAATGTTGATGTTCCTGGTGGTCCATCAAATGATGATGCATATGTCCATGTATCAAATACACCGTCTGAATCAGCAGCAGATAATGATGCAATCTTAAGTGAGTTACCTAAGGTTCCAGCATATCTTGCAATGTAAGTCTGATTAGAATCACCGACAGTTAATGTGTCAAAGTGATCTTTATCTCGGATTTGTTGTGCTACTCCTGATGAATCGGATGCATTTAATGCAGCTGTGGTGGCTTCTCTTACTACGTATAAACTATTTGAATATCTTAGATAATTCGCAGCAGCGAAATAATCTACGTTATTTGTAGTTGTTGGAGACCCAAATGCTTCAACAAGACCAGATTCATTACTGATCAATGTTGCGTTACGTATTGGACCCCAACTAAAATCCCCAACAAAAGCGCCAGTTGAAGTTACGACATTAGGTACTACACCTGTAAGGTCGACTTCTTTAATGGTAATTGCAGGAGATTGTGATGGAGTAAAAAGTGCCATAATCGTCTCTCTCTAAAAGTTAATAATAAGTGCTTTCATAATAAGTTTTTTCTTCAATACTTTTATTTATAATATATTATATTTATAAGTTTGTGTCCCAAATTGACCAATTATCTCTTTCATAGTCTGGAGCGATTTCCTCTTCTAAACCATCATCGACAAATCCAAAAGGAACTAAATCTTCCTCAATTGTTTGAGATTCATTCTCAAATAGTAATTGTTTTAGATTTATATTTGCCATTTCTTCGAAATATTGCGATGATACAAAATATGAAAATAGTACTAAGCCCATCGCTAAATCGTCGTGGGCTCCATCAACAGCTTTATATGATTGACCGTGCAGTACAAATGTTGATAACTCGCTAATTGTTTGTTGATCTACTATTTCTAAATTATTTGCTTCTAGGATGTCTTTCATTGCAGTACATCCTAATCTTTTCACTCTTCTATTCATTTCGATGCCAAGTTGACCAGCTTTTACTGCTGACTCGACATACATGTTATCATATTCAAAATCATAATATAGACCATTACAAACGATTGTACCTTGGTCATTAGATTCGATTACAACATAAGCTTTGTTGTAGACGTTCGCATACTTATATATAATATCTGGGAAGAGCATAGGAGAGATATTGTTGTTGCGATATACTGCTACCTGCTTCCAAGGCTTCGTAGAGATGTCAATCACGTTAAACGTGCTATAATCCTGCCCTCTTCCTTTCGATACATCGACAGTCATCACATATTGATGCTCGTCTATATTTTTCTCATATATGTTGAGGAGACCGCTTTCTCGTATCTCCAATGGACGTTGTGCTCTAAATTTTATGAGTACTTCAGGATTAATAAGTGTGTGAGAAGTCCCAAAAAATGTGTTTCCAAACTCCTGATCAAACTGCAATTGAGATGTGTTTGCAATGGTTTGTTCTTTCCATTTCTGATCTCTTCCTGGTACATCATGCCAATCAACTCTGAATGGTACAAATTCATTAACTTTTTGTACTGCTCCCTCCCAAAGACGATGGAACATATTACCTAAACCATTTGCAGTTGATGTAATAATCACTTTTGTATCAGAACCAGATGAAACTACGGGATATGTAGATGTATAAAACTCTGCAGCTTTTTCGACAAATGCAAACTCATCAAGATATAGTAAGTTGACAGAATAACCCCTGATTGAACTGGTTGATGTAGAAGATGCAACGATCCTAGAATTATTACTAAATTCCATAGAACCCTTATTCAGCGTCTTACAACCAGGCTGTAAAAAGAAAGGAACATTTTCTAACATTAAAGTAATACGACCAAGCATTTCTCTAGCAGTCGCACCTTTGTTTGCTAATATTGCAATTGTTTTTTCTGGATTAAAGAGCGCGTACCAAAGTAGATAAGCACAAGCAGAAATTGATTTACCAGACTGACGACATGCTAATACAACGTTAAATCTATTCGCATTGAATTGATTAAACATTTTCTTTTGATAATCATACAATTTAAAATCAACTAAACCTCGATCTAATTGTATTACTTTAATATATTTTTCTGTGAAATAAACAGGGTCATCCATGCACTTCTTATATTCAAGCACCTGGTCTCGAGTCCAATCTTGTTGAACTCCGTCTTTCTTGACGTTAATATTGCCAAGATATGTTTCAGTCTTCGGTTGGAGTGACATCTATTTCTTTCTCTTGTTTTAGTAACTTTTGTAGTTCTGATGTAGAGCCAAGAAAGATGTTATTCTGAGTCATCTTTTTGATTTCTTCTTGTTGAGGTCTAGTTAGCTCTTTGTCCTTTTTGTTTAAGTCCATGAGCTTGTCATTGATTTCAGATATTTGCTTCATCATATTGGATAAAACTTCAAAAGCCCGAGGATGTTCGGATTCCCTAGCAACCTCTATCATCACATCAAGACTTTCCTTTCCTCGTTCTAATAACTCGTAATAAGTCTTTCTTGAATAATTATAATCATCATCTAAGTTTTTTTCACGTTGTTTATCTTTCAACGATACAATTTTTTTATCTGTCATAAATTAAGCACTATCTACAGCAAGTGTAATAGTCTCCGTAAATCCATAATCACTATCAGGGCTAACTAATAGAGCATCAGGTACTATTGTTAATGTCTCTAATAGTTGATCTGAGTCAACACCAGGTGTGTTTGCGCTTGGTGCAATATTATATATCTTGTTCGTAGTCTTACGAATAATTTTGGAACCACTACCATAATCTCCGTGGAAATTAATCTTCATTTCAAAATCTAAGCTGTAAATAATTGTTCTTCGCGATTCTACTGTTCCTTCAACATCATCTACAAAAGATACACCATTTAATACTAATGGAACATCTTCTAAATAATCGCTAAAAGCGGTAAAAGGTTTTACTGTTAAAGTATATTGCGGATTAAAAGATGGAAGTATTTGCTCAACGATTTGCAAAGCATCATCTTGTGTCTTGGCATAAGCGTTTAATTGAAACTGTATGTTATATGGAACACCAGCATAAATTTTATATTTTGATACTACATTATCTGTAATGCTACGTGATAAACTTTGTGTTTTAGATAATTGTCTTGAAGGGTCATAAGTCATCGAAACTATTTCAAATGATAATCGTGGTAATTTAACAGCAACTTGTCTTTCGTATTGCTCACCTTGATCCATTTGATTTATTCTTTCAATAACTTTAGATCTATTAGCATACGCTAATGGAACTTTTACTTGACTTACAACAGTACCACCTGAATTTTTTCTTAACACATATATGTTATTAAACAGTGAACCGAACATCGCTACTGCTTTTCTAACACGCTGATGATAAAAATGATTACCGAACATTACTCAGGATCTCCAAATGGATTACCTTCACTAAAGTCAATAAATCCATCTTCAAATGCATCGAACTCATCTGCTTGAGTTGATTGCATAATTTGTTGTTCTTCTGCTACTGTTTGAACCGTAGCTATAGCAGTTGATGTTTGTCCTACTACTTGTAATCCAGTTGCAAATGTATGATATGCACCATCGTTTGCACCAACATGAATAAGGTGTAGTACTCTATCAGAATCTGTAAATGGTCTTGATACTTCACCAGATATTATAGTTCCATCTGATAAGGTTTGTTGTACAGTTTCTCCATTTTGGAATATAAGTGAGCTAGATCCAACATTACCATCTGAGTCAACAGTAAGTAAATATTTGTAAGCAAACTTGTCTTCCATTTCGCGAAGAGCTTCAGTTTCACCGATCTGAACATCAAAGTCTTCGTCATTGTATTCGAATAGATCGCATTGCATTCTAAATACAGGAAGATTTCTTAATTGATAGAATGGACTTTCATCTTCTACTCTACTAATTTTAAACAAAGAACCAGACAAAGGAAGATAAATCAGATCTCCTTCTTTAGGTCTATAATACTCTATGATACTATCTGGATCAAATTTATTAGTTAATCTGTTACCAATTTGGTTTTTAAATCTTCTACGTGAACAAATAAACGTTGCTTGATCTCGTATCTCTACACCAAATTTTGTAAATAAGTCTCCATCTCCATC